ATCTGCATACATACCAGATACCATACCTTCTGCTATTTCTCTTGGACTACGGTATAGTACATGAGTATAACGGTCAGCACGGCGTAGGTCTGTAGCATAGTAAGACACATAGAACTGGTCAATAGGTACAAACTCACTTACTGGTCTGTCTACTGAACCATCAAAATATACTTTCTTAAATGCAGAGCCTATCAACGGCAGGTGAAACAGCATACGTTCAAACTCATCAAAGTACTCAGGCATTTGCTCAGTAAGTTGATAGTTCATAAAGTTTTGTACACGGTTACCTTGCCGTTGACGCTCCACGGTAGCATCTCCAAGAACTTGGGTTTTGACTGGACCACTGGAAGGAAAGAGTTCTTGGGATGCACGTGACTGGAATTTAACTGCTGACTCAATCAGCAAAGGATGGACAGCGGTTGCTGCACCTTCAAAAGGTTCTGTAGTTTCTTCAAGCTTTAGGCCAAGCAAATCAAACCCGCGTTCAAACATGGACTCCCACTCTGAACGAGATGCTTTATCTGCCTCAAACTTGTCATAGACTTCTGCGCCAATTTGAATTAGAGTGTCTTCATCAAGAGTATCAACTAGGTTATCGTAGAAACCTTCTACATCAAAACCTACTTCCATCTCCATTTCATACATTTCACCCTCTGGACTAAAAGAAACTTCTACTTCTCCTGTCTCAGGGTCAACTTCATAACTGACATTGTCTTCTGATTCTTGATTAATATTTAATTGAATGATGTTGTCCATGCCTTCAGGCATCACATCATTAGGATTTTTTTCTATTGCCATTATCTTTCCTACCAGTTAAATTAAGATTTTTATATTATAGCTTTAAGTTCTCCAATATGCAACCCTCTTTGTTGTTCTTGGTTCATCTTCCCATGAAGGGTCTTCAGGGTGAATAAGGTTCCAACTGTCTTTCATATAATGAATAGCCATAGTCATACAGTCCACTTGGTCATCATGTGCGCCATTGGGGAAAGACATACACTCAGAGTACAAATCATCTGCCCATACTTTATCTGCAGGTAACCATACACGACCCGCCTCCATCATCGGAGTTGCTGCATACACACGTGACACTTTGTCTCTGTCAGGAAGGTAGTCTAGTACAGGAAGCCCCGCCCTACGCATATCTTGTAGCAAAGACTGACCGGATGCCTTCTTCTCAATAATACATACATCAGGTCTAAAGTCTGCATAAAGTTCCTGTGCCTTACGTCTTAGTTCAGGATATTCAAACCTACCTCTTGTATTACCTAATAATATAATATTACTTTGTCCTTCTTCTACACCATATTGATTTTGCTCAAACGTATAAAAGATACCCCATGTTTGTATTACACTGTAGTCAGCAGTTCTGGATGTACTAAAGGCTGTATCATAAGTTTGTAATATAAAGTCACACGGTGGTGGCTCATCATCCTCCCAAACCTGTATCCATTTTTTCTTAATAATACCACCGTCATCAGGAGAAGGGTCCTGCATATACAATGCATTCCAGTATCTACTACCGTTAGACCCTCTGATTTCCTGCTCATCAATACGTAGTAACTCATCTGGCTTCCACTCAGGAAAGTAAGATGTACCTTCCGGTAGTCCTAGTAACTCTGCAGCTTCTTCATTCAACCACGCAGGAATACTAATTACTTCCCAAGGATATGCTGTAGTTTCTGTATTGGCTTCCTGCTTTAATAACCACCCACATAAATCATCATAGTGGTATCTAGTATTAATAATAATAATTGCACCATTGGGCATGATACGAGTTCTAAGACCTGCAGGCCACCACTCCTTAATATACCTTCTACCTGCTTCTGAGATGGCATCTTCTTCAGACATAACGTCATCTAGTAGGGCTACGTGTGCGCCACGTCCGGCCACCTGACTTCGTACACCTGCAGCATAATAGGAACCATTCTTATTTGTTTTCCACTTACCTGCGGCCTTAACATCACTCCTCAAACTAATATCACGAAAAATCCGCTGGAACCTTGCGGTTCCGACTACGTCACGCACTGTACGTCCAAAGTCACTTGCAAGCTGCTCTGAGTGTGATAGAGACATAATCTCATGGTTACCGTTATTACCTATGTACCACGCAGGGAATAACTTACTACAGATTACAGACTTAGAGGAACGAGGTGGTAGGAATACCATTAATCTCTTTACATCCCCATCTACTACACCCTGCAGCTTCTGACATAGTAATTCAATATGCCTACCCATCTTGAAGTCAGACACAAGAGTAGGTGCAAATATCTTTACAAAGGTAAGGAAGTCTGTCCTTGCCCTCATATCCGCATACTCATTTAGTTTGTCTTTAAGTGTTGTGTAAGGAGCAGACTCTCTATTGTCTTCTGCTAATTTACCATCTAACATTAAGTATTAATTCCTTCTGGTTTATCACATTTAAAATCAAAGACAACTACAGGTGGTGTTTCTGTAGCCCCTGTAAAGTCTCTAATCATCTCTGATACTCTTGCCTTACATTCTGTTTCTGTTTTATAAGGACCTCTGGTATCTTTTAATTCTACACAATCCTGTCCCAGTAGACAAACTAAAATTAATGCTTCAAACATTTTATTACTCCTTTAAAAGGTGTGACATATTTATCACACCTCTTTGTAAATCGTATTATAGCATATTGCATAGTTATAAGAAATATGTTATTTTCTACTTAGTCCCACCGGGGTAAATATATACCTCCCCAAGACCCGACACACCCCTAGTTAGTGTTCCTAATAGACACCAGAGACAACAAGAAGATAGCCATAACTAGGAAGCCCCCGGAGTAATATTAATTATATTATAATAATTATTACTACTATGAATTACCCTTTATTTTTTTTAAATATATGTCAGGGGTATATTATATATATAAATGTCAAGTAGTTTTTTTGGTGGGGGTTCTCTAAAGAGTCTACCTAATCTGTCAGAATTTTGACAGAAGAATCCTTTTCTCAACACAAAGTGTTGCATAAATGTCACAGTCAATCAAAATCTTTATAGATTTTGTTAGACAACTGTTGCATAAATGTCACACTTCATAACGTATACATAGCCCCTGTCAATTCCTTGACACCTACCCCCACCCTATGTCATTTAATTGACACTCTTAGTGTCAAAGTTTTGACAGTTCTATGAAGATTCTAAGGAATCTTAGTGAGAGGATGTGTATAGTGTCAATATCCTGACACCTACCCAAGCCTACACAATCCAATCATACACGCTAAAGTATTGATATATCTTATTATTATTTATGATAATAAGATATATCAAGCTAACCAAATTGAAACAGCCAATCGTCAATTTTTTGACAGTTTGATGAGCCAATCCTGTGCTGCATTATGCGACATGATGAGGCATACGATGAGCAGTAATACTGCTTAGTGTCAAAATTTTGACGAACCTTTTAGTATAGCCATTGTGAGTTCTTACGAACAATGGCGTAACTAAGATACAGATTTTGGAGGGATTTTGAATGGCTCACTATGAAACATCTACAGAAACAAAGTTGTTTCTGACTTTTGAACAGTTCTTGGCTTATGCCAAGGCTCACATTGATGAACATGAGTTAAAAGACCTTTTAACGAATGGTTCATCACATGATTCTGACTTGAATGACGGTTGTCATTCAGACTACCACAAAGAATTATCAATGGTTTTAGTAGAGGATGAAGACGGTATAACCCGTGATGCATGGGAATTGTCAGAGACAATTGAGTTAAACATTTTGTGGGAAGAATAGGTTTAAATATATATCTACTACTACTTATGTAGTAGATATATTTTAAGATACAGCTTTTGGAGGGCTGAATGATGGATGAAGATTATGAAATTGATTATTGGTATCAAGACGACAGTCACGAAGGTTTCCAGCAATGGGATGAAGCTGGGAGTGAGGAAGATTAAATATATATCTACTACTACTTATGTAGTAGATATATTTTAAGATACGGTTTAGGAGGCCGAAAAGATGCAGATAGATATTGACGTAGTAAACTGGGAAATTGAGAACGAAGACCCACTGTTTGAAGTATCAACAACATGCGGCGCAGTGCTGGCAATTGTGGATGCTCAAGAGGTTCAAGACATAGTGTCTTGGGGCTTTGTCCATGAAGGACAAATACTTTGGTTGAAAGACTAACAGCCAAGGTTTTAATATACATATCTCTCTCTTTATGAGAGATATGTTTATTAAGTATATCGGATTTCGGCTTGGCAATGGTGCTGGTCGGATTAACAGCCAACAAGAGGAGATTCTCACATGGCTTTCAAAAACTCTTTCCACCGTTCATCTGCAACCCTTGCGGCTCTGGTCTTATCCAGAGCATGGCATGAAGATGCTTTGAAACAAGATGAACATGACTTGTTCAGTCTTTTGTTTATGAGGTCAATAGACAAGATGGCTATTGACCTTGTCGGTGAAAAGATTTGGAACATTCTTGTTGAGAAAGAATGTTTTTCGCCGCATGATGTTAGGCTCAATATTCGGCATTACAATGCTGGATGGTTTGAAGCGGCCTAAACATTAAATAAATAGTGTATATACTTTAGTGTATACACTATTTTTTAAGACTAAATTCAAAAGCCAATGAGGGGTTTTGTTGTAGTGGATTGATAACCCATTGCAATATACCTATTGCTAATGAAGCCAAGCCTTATCACCTTGCTTTGTTAGGAAATACGCCACCTATTGGGGGCAGCATTGTCTTTTGAATATAGTCTTAATATGGAGATTTGAAATGGATGTTGAAATTTATAAATCGCTTTCAATGTATGACTTTGCAATGGATGTATATCAAAAAGCTATGCATATGAAAGTAAACCAAAAGGCTGAACATTATGATGTTCAGGAAATTATTAACCATCTACAATTCATTGTAGATACAGACAAGTCGGAGTCTTAAATGTTAAATTTTCTAATATGTTTATATATGGTTTGTGTTGGCATGATTGTCTTTATCATGGCATCTTTAGATGGCAATGGGCTGTTTGTCTTTGGCTCATTGGCTTTAATTGTTGGTGGTATCATGTTAATGATACAGGAAATCTCAGAAGGGAATGTGTAAAATGTTTGTAAAACATCAGTCAAAGATTATGAAATGGGCAATGGCAAAGCCTGACAATACCTTTAACCTTGTGTTAATGGTATCGCTATCAATCAGACAACCTTGGGCAGTAATTGGTAAACAATTACAAGACGTTCAAGAAAACGGCATGGCATCCAAGTTCCTATTTGGCTCAAAGAAAGACCTGTATGCTTACATGATGGACAACAAACAAGATATCTTTGATATCTTGAAAGCTACAAAAGCTGGTAAAGTTTCACAAGCTGATTGCTTGTATAGATTAACACAAGTACCCGGACTTGGCCTTGCCAAGGCTGGCTTTGTAATGCAATTAGCAATCGGAAGGGCTGGCTGTATTGATAGTCACAATGTGACTATGTATGGTGTCAATCCTAATGCTTTGAAGATGGGCAAGGTCAAAGCTGAGAAAGCTTTGGAGAAAGCCAAGATGTATCTTGAACTATGCGATAAGCTTGGCGGTACTGAAAAGCTATGGGATAACTGGTGCAACTTTGTTGCAACAAGACATCCAAAACATTTTGAAGATGGGTATGATGTATCTGCGAGGCATTGCTCATACCTTGGAATTAAACCTCAGTCTTTTATGGAAAGACTGTTTAGCTAGGAGATAGTGTTATGAAATGGCGTAACATGATGCGAGATTGTGAAATCCAATGGCTTACCTTAACAGGTAAGACAAGACATGGTAAGAATCGTGTCAATCAACATGGCATCCATTGGCTAGTAATAGCCGATGGAATGTTTGATGGCAAAGAAGCTTGGCTTTTAGGTTCTATGAATAGAACTGACAAAGGTGGCTTTGATGGCAGATGGGTTCATAAAAATGGTGACAATAATTTTATTGTCAAAGGATTAGATAAAGAAACAGGAGCAATGGTATGTCTGTAAGATATGATGTAGATAAAATGACCTTTGACATTGTCAAAGATGGATTGATTGAGGCACTGAAAGAAAGCAAAGATGAAATCTTTGAGAGCCAATATCCAGAGGATATGTTGCATGAAATTGTGGACAGTAATGTCCCAATTTATCACAGCGATTTGGCAGAAATTCTGTCTGGCGATACAAGCTTTGCATTTGTAGAAGATGCTGGCTTACTGCCAGAACATCCAGATGTATTTCAAATAATTAGCATTTCAATATATGAAAAGCTAAGTGATGTTGCATACCTATGGTTTGAGGATAACAGATTGGAGACTGAAGATGCATAAGAATGGTTTGATATTACACGGCGCAACACATGGTGATTTCTTTTCCGGTGTAATCTGGAGAGACATGGACGAAACCGACATGGAATTTACCAAGTATAAAATCCAAGAGATGCTTGATGCCTGTCATTATCTTATTGAAGGACACCTCAAGGATTCTGATGCCGCTGGCAAGATGGTTGACCAGTTAATAAATAACTGGCAGCGAACCGGAATGGTAGAGGGCGAGTAAACTTTAAATATATATCTACTACTACTTATGTAGTAGATATATTTTAATACAACCAAATTGGAGAGCGACAATGACTGAATTGTTTTTGGTAATGATTAAGCCTAAAGGCAACGCAAAAAACTATCGTGTAAAAGAAGGCCAATGGGCTTGCTTTGAAACCACCACATCACTTGAACTTGCAGCAGGTACAGTACAGATATTAACCAACGCTGGAACCCCTGCAAAAGTGCAATCAATTTTAATTGATGGTAATGGTAACATTCAACTATAGGAGAATGACAATGGCTGACTATACATATAACCGCAAGGACGGTGGAACTACATCTTGCTATGGCAAGGTTGAAGAGGACAGCAACTTTGTTGTTGTCTGCGATGACGAAAACAATGATGGTATCTGGGCTGGTGAGTTTGGCTTTGAGCCTAAGACTTGGCTGCAAGTATGTGAATACTTGGAGAAATATTATGACAGTAAGATTGAACAGCTAGAAACCTGTTAGGAGATTGACGATGGCTAAAAGAACTACTGCGGCAGACATAGAAGGGCATGAGCAAGTCATAAAAGATTTTTTCAATGCCTTTCCAACCAATCGTGATACATATGAGACACCGGAAGGTTATTCATGGGATACACACATCTACCACCACAGTCGGAGAGATAAGAAGCGTGGCACTACACACGACTATGCCCCAAAGATAGGTGGTACTTGGCTTGGTAAAAAAGTTATTGCCAAGTCCCAGTCTAAATGGCATGGCAATGGTGGGAACTATAGAGTATACACAACAATGCTTTGCATAGAGGAGAAGTAAAATGGAAACAGCTAAGAAGAAAATCACAGTACGTTTTGTAGTTGAGCAGGACTTTGAAGTAGAGGTCAGAGATAGTAACCTTGGCATGGGTAGCTTCTTTGCCATCGGTGATGTCATGGTGTCCAGCGGATTTGACCAATGGGATTTGTTGACACATGACTTCATCTTTGATAATCCTGTAGGTGAAATGAGGGCAGTACATGACAGCCATCTGTTTGACGCTAATCTGTACAATCTAGGACTACATAGTGAGTACATCCAGCCTTGGTTGTTTGAGGGTGAAACAGACAAAGACCCATACGAAGATGAGGAGATTGATAATGACTGAATGGCGTAACATAAAAATCCCCTTGGCTTGGAGTGAGACAGGACAGTTCTATCTGTCTGTCTTTCAAGCAGGGGATAAAGACCTTGAATGTGTACCTGTTCGTAGGTATACTGATGGGGAGACAGTGTTGATGGGTGAGCCTATCAAGTTTAAGGATTCAAATAAGTTCGTAGAACTTTTGAATGATGCCCATAGAGGGTGGTTTGATGCATGGACAGACAAGGAGGACTACTTAGATGGCTAAGAAAAAGCTAGTGTTTAAGAAGATTGCCAAGGCTCACAAGCTTGAGCGTCAGGCGAATCGCAAGGCCAAGTATAACTTGGTATGGAAAAACTTAATGACACCTGAAAAGAAGGAGGCGTAGATATGCAAGTAAAGATTGTTGTAAAGAAAAAGAACGTGCTGCGTAACCCAATAGGTAACAAGAACCTACGGTTTGTTACAAAAGATGGTCGCATTTCAAACAATCAGGGTTTTCTTTGTGTCTCTCGCTGTCTAAAGACAGGTCAGTTTACAGAGAGAAACACACTTGAAATTAACATCTAAGTAATTATAATACTACCTACTATACTATGTAGTAGGTAGTATATAAACCACTCAAAAAAGGAATGAGATATGCAAAGCATTGTAGTTTACACCACTGAAAAAGAAAACGTAGAAGCAGTAAAGGACTGGTACTTTGGACAGTACCCTAGACTAGGGTATGATACTAGGGTTGCCAGTATTAAAGATACTGATGATGGCAAGGTAGACATTACCTTTGAACGACTTGCATCTTGTGATTGAAAGGAGATATGATATGGATAAAGATTATTATAGAGAATTAGTTCCCTACTTAGGGATACGTCCAGAATCAAACCGTAATGTTATCTCAACATTACTTGATAAATATGAGTTTGTTCGTCTTAACTACCATGAAGATGGTAGGAAAAGTGTTGCTGGCTCTCTTGTCTCAGAAATTTTTGGAATGCACTGGAGTGGTGGCTTCAGAGATGACGAAGAAGAAATCTTAAAAATCTTGAAAGAAATGGTACACTTCATTGAAAACTACCTAAGAATAAGAGATGCTGAAGAAAGACAGGAACTTAATCGTAGTCTGAAAGCAGTCTCTAAACTTTTATACAAACTAAATGAAGGGAAATAGATATGGCTAAAAATATTTTTGGAAAGACTGTAGATGTAGATAATGCATATGCAACCTATCGTGTGGACAACCCCCGCAATGGTATGTACTTTGAGTGGAAGGTATTGAAGGCATGGCAAGGCCGTGACAAGGAAGATACCAAGCCCTACTCACGCTGGTTCTGCGCTGTCAAATCACCAATGACACATGGTAGTTGGGAGATGGGTGACGTTTATGTCTCTGAAATCAAACAGTTAGCAGACCTTATTGATGCA